GTCTGGTAAATCTAACGCCAGTAAATCTTCTTCAACAGAAGTTCCTTTCTAATGAAGATAGAGTACCATGATGGAGAGGTTGTTGAGATGTTATTCGATAGCAAACTTCATTCATACAAGGTGGGTGGTGAGGTGGTGCCTAATGCTACTAAAATATTAGACATCATCTCTAAGCCTGCTCTTGTACCTTGGGCTTTAAAGGTGGGTGGTGATTGGTTGGAGAAGAACTTCTTCTTCGACCAAGAAGCATCATCTAAAAAGACTAACATCTACAAATCTCGAATGGCATTGGAACCTTTAATCAAAGGTATGAAGGGCGCTTATAGAGGAGTTTCAAGAGATGCTATTAATATAGGTAGCCTTACGCATGAGTGGGTAGAAGCCGCAATCAATTGGAAGATAGCAGAAGGCAAGATACCTGAAATGCCTAAACAAGAAGAGGCGCTTAATGCTGTTCATGCTTTTCAAGATTGGGTTGGCGAGAATGTAGTCGAATGGAAATCATCAGAGGAAAAAACTTATCACAGGAAATATAAATATGCGGGAACAGTTGATGCAAGGGCTATCATTAATGGGGAGTATTGTGTTATTGACTGGAAAACGAGTAAAAGAATTTATCCAGAATATTATTTACAGGTTGCGGCATATGCCAAAGCCATCGAAGATATACATGGAATTCCAGTGGATGCTACATACATACTTAGATGCGATAAGGCTACGGGAAAATTTGAAGCGGTCAGGTCAACAGAAATCGAAGAAAACTTTCAAGCCTTTTTAGCCGCTAAAACTTTAAAGCAAAGGTTAAAAAATATAAAATGAGTATACCTGCAATGATTGTTTTTCATTTTGATTCTGCATTAGAGTTAACCCAAGACGGCATGGATCACGAACTGTTTGACGTTGAGGAAATGGAATCTTTACTTGAAGGTTGCGCTCAACAGTCAGAGTATGCAGGGCATGAGTATATGTGGAGGGCTTTAAAGCGTATGCTAAGACAGCATGATGGTGAAAATGTTGTAGGGTTTACACCAGAATCAAGAGGGCCAGATGTCAAGCATTGAATGGGGTAGGGGTAGTGCATTTAACTTAGGTAGGGTAGGAAAGTACAGGGTAGAAAGATCAAACACCGCACAAGGGTGGCACTTTTTAGCAAGCACTGATACACAAACTTATATGCACGTTGATAATGTGTTCGTTAAAACTAAGGAGGAGTTAAATGATAGGATACAGGATTGGATAAATGAAAAATAAATGGCAAAGTTTTTATGAGAAAGGTCTTATTACTGAAGAAAAATTCATAGAAATGATTGGGGATTCTTTTATCAGACGAGCAACAAGATCAGAAGATAGGAATGAACACTGGGATATACTTTGCAAAGAAGGAAAGATTGACGTAAAAGGTAAGAAAAAAAATAACAGAAAAGATGCAAATGTTGATTCTACAATACACTATTACGAGTTTAAAAATGTAGCGGGTAATATTGGGTGGGGTGTGCCAACAAAGGTTGACAGGATGATTGCATTTGAAACTGACGATGATTTTATTTTAGTAAATCCAGTTGACATTTACGATGATCTTAAGTTAAAATGCAGTGTAGATGAGGATGACTTCTTTAAACTTAAAACAAGGAATGGGAGAGATGATTTGTTTGCAAAAATACCAACACAATATCTTCGAGATTATTCCTGCGGAACAGTCAGCACTGATGGAATCAGGCTACACAATTGAACAGATTAACTATCAAGACACTAAGCCTTTAATACTTGACGTTCATTATGCTCATAGGATGCCGTCAATACAAAAGTCTTTTGGTATGTTTAAGGATGGAGAGTTAGTTGGAGTATGTACTTACGGTATACCGCCATCACATACATTGCTCAAGGGTGTATGCGGCGAAGAGTTTAAGAGGGATGTTATAGAATTAAATAGATTAGTTCTAAAGTACAATAGAAAAAACGAGGCATCCCAGTTAGTAGGGCAAACCCTTAAGAAGTTAGGCAATAAGATTGTAGTAAGTTATGCAGACGGAGCGCAGGATCACTTAGGCATAGTCTATCAAGCAACTAACTTTACCTATACTGGTCAAACAAAACCTATAAAAGAAATATATTTAAAGTCAAGACCTCACTTGCATCACACTACATTTAGGGGTAAGACCTACAAGCAAATGGAAGAAGAGCATGGTGATGATGTTGGGTATAGACTTAGATCAATCAAGCATCGCTATGTACATTTTGTTGGCGACAAAAGATTTAAGAAGTTAGCAAGGCAAGCATTAAGATATAAAGTTTCACCGTACCCTAAAAATGTTAAATCCATCTAAAGAGCAAGAAGAAAAATGGGCAGAGGATAGAAGGTATTACTTTGCAAGATGGTGTTGGGTTCACCAACACGAAACAGTGCAGTGCAGTGATAACAAATGGAGAACTTGGGAGCAAGTGTTTCTGCGTAAAGAAGGTATGAACCTAGATACTTACGCTAAGATGAAACAGGCCGAACAGAAACAACGGCTCCACGAGGAAAAGAATGAAACCCATAGTAAACAGGAGGAGGATCAGATGACTCTCCTGTAAAGTCATCAAGGTCTTTGGTAGTTGCTATAACAATAACATCCTTATCCTCCCTGACTAACCAACCAACATTAAAAAAGGTGGGGCAAGTTGGTTCTTGCTCCCACCCTGATGTTGCTATAATGTCACGCCACTCTACTATTACTAATTCTTTCTGTTCAGTTTCGTTGGGCTTGGTATTATCCACCCCAGAATCATTGGTGCTACGAAGATTAACATTAAAGTCCATCCACCTATCTCCACTATTTTATGTAGTAATGTAAAGAAATTATCAGGCGCCTTGATAATAGTCTGAGTCTCTTTGCTTGTTGTCAAAACCTCCGTCACTACATCTGTCGCAAAGGCACCCGTCATGGCTCCCAGTATCGGCGCACCGACACCCCCACTGATCACAGTCCCAACAACCGCACCCGTTCCCGCTCCTGTTGCTACTATCGTTGACTCCTTTAGTGCTTGACAACCTACTGCACTGGCACTGATGGCGCAGGCGATCCCCAAATTGCGGACATAATAGCCAATGCCCCTACGATTACAATTACTATTTTGATCCGACTGTCTAATGCGTTCCAAGTTTTTATTACGTTTTTCCACATACACATCTCCTATGTTCTAGTTTATCTCTAATCTTACTGCATATCTTACTGGTTGTATTCACTGCCACAAATGGTACAATGCTGTGAACGAAAGCAGTAGCACTCCCAACCAACATAAGGCCAGATATAGACATTGCTTTTCGTAGGTGTTGCAGATACGATTCATTGTTTTCCTTTAAGTGTTTCATTTTTTCTTAGCCGTTTTTTTTGCTTGCCTAAATGCTTTGTCAGTAGGCGCACCTTTCGCACCTTTCTTTCTCATTGGTTCACTACGCTTTCTTTTAGCATGGATGTTAGCATAAAGACCTTTACTTTTTTTTGGCATTGGTCATCTTCTTTCCAGATTTTTTAGCGGCGGCTTTTGCTTTAGCCATTCCTTTCTTTGTATAAGCGTAATGTTTGTTTCCTACTTTCGGCATAAGATTCTCCTTACCATTTTACTTTGTTAGCCCAGTATGCCGCAGACATCTTGCCTTTGGCAATGTTCTTAGCGTGCCTAGCCTTGAACGATATTTGTCTAGCAGATGGTTGCCTGTCTCCAGTAACACCCTGCTGTCCAAATCTTATTGTCTTTACCTTGCCTCCCTCTTTAGCCACCACAACGTGTGATTTAGTAGCATGGCTAGGTGTACGTTTAGGTTTATTAAATCCAGATACTCCTGCTCTTGCAAGCCTTGGGTCTTTCTTTGTCGCCATTATCTAGCCTCTGGGCCTAGCACTCGTTGTAACATTTTCTCTAGCGTTTCTAATCTATAAGATAAAACATCTAAGTTATCTATAATCATAGCCATGTCGTCCCTGTCACGTTTAAGCATTGCAACATCACTTGATATACTACTAGCCCACCACACTGCGGTAGTTGTTTGGACTATCAAAAATATAATAGCACTAATTAAGTATGGTGGTATTGTCATTATGTCTCCACTGGAAATATAGGATTAGGATTAATACTTAAAGATGTACCGTTAGAAGATTGTCCTGCCCATATAATGCAAGCCTCTTCTTTGTCCTTCAAGTTTTTAGTAATAACTAATGTAGATGTAGTTTTACTTTCGTTAACAAACAAAACAAAAGTAGTAGTCATATCTAGATGGCTCATAACTACTGGTACTTCTTGATAGTTATCGTGAAGTATATCTATCATAGCCATGAATCCTTCAGTACAACCAAGGTTCATCTTGATTTGTTTCTCGTACATACCTTCAGGCATTTGGTCTTGCGCTTTAACTAATACAGGAGTCATAATAATAAGCATAACAAAAGTAAATGCTGCTATAGTTGCTAGTAAATATTTAATATGGTTCATATATTTGATCTTATAATTTTTGAGGCTTCCGTCATTACATCACTTTCTACCTGTGGAATACCCTGCTCTCTATATATTTTATATAAACTTGGATTGTCTCTTTTCATTTTATTCATGGCATCTTTTTTTAACATTGAAAACAAATCTCCCAAAGCCATTTTCTGTTGTGCTTTAGTAAGTTTTGAGTAAGGTTTATTTACATCAAACCCAAACTCTTCTAACCCCCTGTACCTTCCAAATCGTTTAATTAAATTTCCCATTGGAACATCTTTGTACGCTCCATCAATAAGGGTGGCTATAATCCAAGAGTTGTCACCAACGATTCCTGAAACATATCTGTTTGCTTCTGGCACTCCTGTTCTTGGGGCAAAAGTTCCGTAATCAAGTCCTAATCTATCAACTTCTTTTTGTACTATTTCTTTAGTTCTCCCCCTAACACCAAACAACTGCGAACTTAAACCACCGCTTAACCCAAAGAATCCTTCTTCTTGTTGAAGCGGGCCTTCTTGAGTTGATGATCTTGCAACTGGTAGTTCTTTAGATAGTCCGGGAATGTTTCTTATTGTAGGGTTAACAATAGCGTCAAAGGGATCATTACTTTTTACATCCCTTATCATTTGATCCCCACCCATTTCTTCTGGCAAAAAATCTTTAAACTGTTTTATAGGAACAGTTAATCCAGACAAGTAATCACCTAAATATTTTGCTATTTGTTTGCCGCTTGTTGTACCATCCGATCTTAAATAGTCAACCAAGGCTAAACCAGTTCCTGAAATTCTATTAATACCTATTGCCGCTTCAGAATAATCTAAAGGCTTTAAATTGTTATCTGGATTCATTGATTCAGCCGCAAGCAAATAAAAAGAAAAAGGAGCAAAGGGTCTGGCATCATAAGTCTTGCCATTAACAACTACTTCATACCATTTTTCACCTGCCATATCGCTGTTTCTAATTTCTACAGCAGTTCCAAACATGGCAGTTCCAAGCATTGCTTTTGACATTGAATTGGTAAACTCTTCCGAATCACCCTTCGTAAGTTTTGCTAAAGTGTTTGGAGAAAATGCTTTTGCAAAACCATAAGGTGAGAAGTCTCTTAGAAACGGAAGTACGTTAGCAAACGCAAATCTTGGAAATGGATTTATCTGATATAAGAAAGGAATCTTTTCAAAACCATCTACTACTGACTTCGCTAGTTTACCGCCATTAGATGCAAAGGTCATTTGCAAAGCGTGTTCTATAGCGTCATCTAAAAGTTTAGCAGGAATATCTGCTAGTCCATCTTTTGTTTTTATTTTTCCATTTACTATGTCGTTCATTCCAACGCCATAACTTTTTAAATCCTTCTCAAGTCTGGATTGAAACGCCATGTTTCTAAAAAACTTTTCTTGCAGAATGTTAAAAGTGTTTGCTAGTTTTGCAATACTACCTGCACCCCTAACTTCTTGAATTGATCTTCCGTATAATTTATTTTTTACAACTGGATTATTTTCAAGAATATCATCAACAATTTCTTTGTACCCTGTTGCGCCCCTTACAACAGGCAACGCATTAAAGTCAGATGCTACAGAATCCCAAGCATCCTTTAATGTACCCTCACCTCTTCTACCTAAACCTGCTTGAATAACATCATCAATAGTAGATAGACCTAAACGCCCAACAGAAGACATTGTGTTTCTAACGGCTGTTCCCAGTTGAGAAACAAGCATTGCCCTTCTAAAGTTTTCTGCCGCTCTAAGGCCGTTCAGAAGTTTAGAAACATTTTTAGTGTTTCCTTTTCCAAGTTGTTCGGCATTAAGAATAAGTTGATCCCTAATTTCTCTAGGTAATTTTTTACTTTTGCCTAACTGTTTTGCAAGTTGAGATAGTTGATTAAGATTTTTACCAGACTCAGAAGCGGTTGTTTCAAATAATTTTATTACATCAGAGTCTTTCTTGTATCCCAAGTCTTTCATTATTCTTGGTAATGATTCTATAGGTAAATCACCATTAAGAAAATCATCCCTTAAAGCATCGCCTACTTCCCTAAAGATTCTTTGAGGATCATCTGGGTAATTATTTTTAGCAGTTTGTATACGCTGAATAAGTCCGGGGTCTGTAACAAGTTCGTTAACAGTAGCCAAGGACATTCTTTCTACTGAACCTTTTGTAGTTGTATCTGTTTCAATAGGTCTGGTAGTGTCTCGCCTTGCTACAGGTTCTGCTTCACGAACCAAAGGATTGCTTGCGGCAACAGCGGCTTTTCTATCTTCTAATTTTTTTGCGTCGCTTACAAACTCCATAGGCGTTTGATTTCTTGCGCCAGTTAAATAACCTGCCGCACCTTCAAACTGTCTACCAGTTGCACCTAACTGTGCTTGGCCTATATTTTTTGCTTGATCTAATCTAAGAACAGGTTGGGTTGCTAGTTCAGTGGCCTTTAATACTGACCCCGGAGTAAACACTTGTGGCGCAAGCGTGGCAAAATCTTCAGTAAACTGACCTATAGACTCTGCTGTTCCCTGCTCTGCACCAAGGCCTAATGCAACATCTTCTGACACATCCCCAAGAGGCTCACCTACAACGCCTCTTGCTGACGCTTCTACTGGAGACATTAAATACCTTAAGCCACCAAGAGCAAAGTTTCCTGCTCCACTAAAAACATCTCCTTCAGAAAATTGTTCGGCACCTCTTGACATTAGTTCTTGACCTGCTTCTACCTCTTGCTGATAGATTTCAGGAACTCTAGACAGCGGTCTAACAGCATCTGTCATAGCAGATTTTAAAGGCGCACCTAGCCCCTGACCTCTAAAGGATTCATACTCTCTGCTTTGACGAATTTGATTTTTTAAAGTTTCATTACGTTCATCAACAGGCAATGCTAAAACAGATTCATCAACATCAATAGGCCAGTCTCTTCCTTCAAATGTAAACTCAAATTTCATTTTATTGAATTTCCCTTAAAGTGCCGTCTACTCTGTTGCTTTCTTGAGTATTTGATCCTTGACTTGAAGGTTTGCCCATACTAAGTATCGACTCGAAAAAAGAACTTTGATCCATAGTTTTATCTTCTCTAATTTTTCTTACTAATTCTGGATACCGATTATACAGTTCTTTTGCGGCACCTTTTAAGTTTATAATTTCTCCTACTTCGGCTATTTGTTGTGCGCTTAAACCCAAGTCTTCTGCGTGTCCAAAAATTTTCATTTGATTAGTTTGACTTATCTGAGTTCCAGTTCTTTTTACTGTCTGAGGTAATCCAGACGTATCAGCAATTTCTTTTGCTTCTTGAGGTGATGCGCCTCTTTGAATTGCTGTCTCATATATGTCTTGCCAAGACATACCTTGCCTAAATTTTCCTTTATTATCAAAGAATGTTTCATTCCAAATACCTTGCATCCTTGCTTCTTCATCAAACTTTTCAGCGGCATCCATTTTTAAAGTAGCCATTTTAATATAATAACCAGACATAGACTTTCCGCCAGTAAGTTGGGCAATCGCTTCAAGTATCATAGCATTTCTGTATATTTTGTTTAATTTATTTAAATGATCTTCTTTTCTTTTTTTAGAGTTACGAGCGTAAGGGCCATACTTAGAGTACAAAACACTTGTTTCTTCTGCGCTCATTGATCGTAGATTATTTTTGCTATCTTTTACTGAAGTTAATGGAGCCTTTTCAACTAATTCTATTACTTCTGGAGAAATATTTTCTGCATTAAGGTCAGTTGTTACATCGTTAGCAACAGTTGGCTCAATTGCTTCAGCCTCAACAACAGTGGTTGGTTGTTGAGAAACTAAGTTTTGTATTGCTTCCTCTTCCCCTGTTGTAAACACCCTCTCTAATAAAGAAGGAAACCTTCCTCTTTCTTCAAATGCTGATTGTCTTTGTATTTCATCCTTTATTCTAGGATCATCTTTTGGTAAAAGCGTGTCACTAGGATCGTCAAACAATTCTGCTGTACCAATACCCGCACCTACTGCGGCTATTCTTTTAGATAAATCTGTTGGCGTTCTTCCATAAGCGCCTTCACCTGCTCTTTGAGCAACTCTTGCAATAGTTCGACCTGCTTCATCGCGACCAAATATCATTTGCCCTTGCCTAGCCGCACCGCTATACGCAGGGTTTACAAACTTTCTGCCAACAACTGCACCCAATGATTCTATTGGATCACCTGCTACATTTCTGTTTCCTTTTAAAGCGTCATAAGCCTTGGCAATTAAACTTCTACTACCTCTAACAACTGGCCCTGCCACAGAGCCTACACCAAAAGGCATAGCACCTTCTAGCATTGGTGCTGTTCTTTCTAAGCCTGCTTCAATCTGTTGGTTAACCATGTTATCCCATTCGTTAACAGGCATAAGCGGAGACTGGATAGGTGGATCATATCGGTCTTCAGGAGGTATTCCTTCAAACCTTTCCCTGTCTTGCTCAAGAAGACGAAGTATTCCTAGTTCTCTAAAGTCCATTAAGAAACCCCACTGTATCTATACTTTTGCTCTCTAGGCAAATTTAAATAAAATGCAGGATTGGGAGCAGTGCCTGCAACATCCATTCCTGCTTTAACTGGTTGTGCAGGTTTAATGCCAGAGGCTCCAAATTTTCCTGCTCTACCACCACCTCCACCACCACCTCGTCTACCACCACCACCAACACCCTGACCTATTTGACCTAGTTGCTGTGCTACTGCCGCCATAAATTCCCTGTCTATATCTAACGATTGATAAGGGTCGTTAGTATAGTCAATAGAAGCGTCTGGGCTTGGCGTGTAAGGAATTATTGGCGTACCAGTATTGGGAATTGCTTGACCGTAATATCCTGGCCCTGCTCCATAGTTAGGGGTGGGGGCAAGAGTAGGTGGTGGAGGTGCAGGACGAAAACGAGATTGAAACATTATTGTATTTCTCCATATTTAACGTGCTTAACACCGTCAATAGTAATAACAGCATCTGGGTACATAGTCTCAACCTGTTGGGCCATTACACCTCGTCGTGGTCTGTCATCACCAATGTAGTTATAGTTATAAACACTTAACCCTTTCCATGTAGTTCCTTCAGGTACTATGTTTTCTTTAATATGAATATCAGACTGTGTCATAATAGCCGCCGACGCAATGTTGCCTAAAACTGGTAGCAATTCATTAGGTCTATTTGGTGCGGGGCCAGTTGAACTTCCACCACCAGAAGTGGTTCCACCGTAGTTGCCTGTAATCATAGACATATAGTTCTGTAAGGCTCTCTGTGGAGCGGCGGCTTCATAAGAATACCTAGCCTGATCCCTGTTCATAGCCTCTTGTGTCATAGCCCTACGTTGCGCTCCAACGTCACCAATAGCCTGATACATTCCAAGCGGTGCTTGCATGATTGAAGGATAAAGACCTGCGTATTCTTGCGCTCTATTTTGTGCGTCAGAATAAGCACCATAAGTTAACTGTGAGGCTTTATCTAGCATTTGTTGGTTTGCAGTTTCAATTGCTTTTCTCTGTACTAAATCACCCCTACTGCTACCTCCGGGCTGATACTGAACCATCTGCTGTCTAATTCCGGGCAACACTTGGGACTGTAGATTAGACTGCATTTCTCTACCAAGATAGTCCATAACTGGATTAAATCTTGCAGTATCTACATCACCGCTTAGACCTTGGATAAGTCTGTTTTCTGCTGATGACTGCTGTGCTGTAGCCCTTGGCCCCATAGCATACCCAAGCGTTCCTGTTTGACCAACAGTCTGTGCAGGGTCAAATCCCGCTAGTGTTTCTTTAGGATAGTATGCAGGTTCTCCACGATTGTAGAGATTCTTTGCTTGTTCAAACCCAGAAGTAATATAAGGAACCTGTGGCTCCCATGGCCCTGATGAGGACTCCGAACTTGAAAATGTTGTTACTGGCTGACCGCCTCCGCCTGAACTCATAATGTATTCCTCATTTTAATCACTTAATTCCCACCGCCTCTGTTTTCTAAAGCAACTTGATAGGCGCTTGGTTTTATACCCCCGCCTCCCGCAGAAACACTTTTAGGACTTTGCTTTGCAATTTTTTGTTGTACTTTGGCTATTTCTGCATTTAACTGATCCCTTATAAAGTCAGGCCCAGTAGATGCAAATTCTACAATTTGAGCAGGTTGCATTGGGGTTACTCTTTGACCGCCAACATTAGCCATAGGTTTTGCCGCTTGTATATAAGCCGCATCTCTAGCCGCTTGTAAATCCGCTCTTACAGCATCTGCTCTACTATCAGGTCTAATATGATATCTTCTTGAAATGTTTCCATCAACATCATAGATTGTATCTGACATGTCACCACCTTCATAGTCTAATAAAGACTGCGCGCTAACATTAGTTCCGGGAATCATATAGTCGCTTGCATTTCCCGCAGGTGTGCCCGATGCAAATCCACCACCACCTTTACCAGACTCATCAGACCTATTTGTTGCTAGTCCACCACCCGCCGCAATTTGTAACTCAGGTCTTAAGTATTGCGCTCCTGCTGAACCCGTTCCACCTGAACCCATTCCACCAAACGCTTCTGAGTCACCGTATATCTCTGGCGGCTGATAGTAAAAAATGTTGTCAGGAATATTATTAGGGTTTGTGTAAGGCTGATATTGCTCGTAACCAAAAGGACTATCAGATGGCATATAAGCAGAGTAATCAACTAATGGAGGGGTTTCGTAATCCTGAACCAACATAGGATAGTAAGGATTGTCTGGTCTTGGACTATCTGATACACTTGTTCTAGATAACTCTGGTATACCTGTTGATTCAACTACAGCACCAGAAGGGCTTTCGGCAAAAGTCTGCCACCAAGCCTTTCCGTCATCTTCTTTCCTTACCTCTCCTGCTTTCCAAGCGTTAAATTTATCCATTGCCGAAATCCATTCATCTTTAGGAGCGTCAGCAGATGGTAAAGTTACACCCGGAACCTTGTCATACTTTAACTGTTTAGCGTGTGCTAATATTTTGTCATGGTCTTTTGACCAAGCATCTCCACCACCTAATCCTAGTGATCCTGAACTCATTAGTGCATCCTCTCTTTTAAGTCTTTAGTGTATACAATGTATGTATCTTTCCAATCTGGTAACATTTTTTTCCATCCTTTTCTGCCCCATAACTCTAGAGAGGAGCATTCATTTTTTAAAGCGTATGAAGCAAGCATATCACTAAACTGGCTATGTACTTCTTTAAATCTTTCCCCTGCTAAAGCAATAGTTCTTAATACTTTTTTCTGAGGAAATTGTATTATTTGTGTAACCATAGAAAGAATAATTTTTTTATCTTCAGTTACAATCCATAACTGCATACTGCCTGATATTAAATTACTAAGGTAGTCATCTGTTCCTAGTTCACCCTCGCTATGCTGAATTACTTTAGAAAGTAGTGGCGCTACATTATCCCAAATATATGGTACGTCTTCTGGCTCTACAATAGTAGCCTTCATTTAAATCTCCAGTTACCAAAGACCATTACCTTGCCGTCATTACGAACTGTTACACCAGTATCTATGGTTTCTGTAATAGGTCTAACCATCATTAACTCATAATAGTTTTCTGTGGCATAGTTAAACGTAGCCATAAATGGCAGGTCAATTAAATTAGCCGCACTAACAGTAACCAGTGCCAATGCAAATACATATAACTCTTGATCGTTTTTCTTTACGAAGTCTTCCCATCTGTCCCATTCGGACTTAGTTGTTTGTCCTTGATCCCACTGCATTGTTTCGCAGGTTGCTGATCCTCTGCCGTTTCCAGTTCCCACAACTCCCTTGTACGAGCAAGCAATGTCTCCATACCTCTTTGCCAGTGCGCTTGTTCCGTTGAGGTGGTACTCAGATACGACAACTGGCTTACCAAGCCTAAGTGCTTCTTCGATACTTTTTCTGAATTGTGACTCACTCAGGTTAAAACCAGTTTGCAAATAGATAACGTCTGCTTGAGCATAGTATTCAGGTTTGACTCCGGGGGTTAGGTGTACACCGATAGGCTTGTTAACACCTTTGTTTCTAAGGTTCTGTATTAATACGTTTACTTCTTGTGCTGAGTAATACTCATCGCACTCAAGGCATACAACGTAATGACTGACTAGATCATCTACTGCGTCTACTACTTGGTTCTGATAGTCTATCTGATTCTGTAGCCCCTGCTTGTAGGCTTGTGGGCTGTCATCAGATATAAGCCACATTACAGGAGCCAGATTTTTATTACGCAACCTAGTAAGACGATCACGCCAAGCAACTCTATTAACACTACTTACCTCTCTAAACGAAGAGTCATAACTTCTAGCCATTACATCAACGTGTGTATCACCGTTAGCGTTTAACTTTTCTATAACTACGTCACGCCAGTGATTGCTTGTTTCATCTGACAGCCAGTTTAATGTGCTGTACTTATCTCTTTCTATTAAAAATGTAGATTTATAGTCTGCATATACATTAGGAAAGTTTTGTCCAAGCAGTGCCAATGTAAGCATAAATACCAACACCGCTACCGGGGTTCCAATTCGTACCATCCGCATATCTTATATCACCATCTCTAGGTTTTTCTGGAGCAACATTAGTTTGCTCTAGTCTTAGTTGAGCCACGTTATATATAATGTCACCCAGTTTATTTAACTCTCTAATAACAAACTCACCCAAGTATTCTGGATTTTCTGGTATTGATCCGGGCTGATAGTAGGTTACACTTTTAACAGTCTTTGAAGGTATAGACATTAGTAAGCCCTGCTACCTCTTCGTCCAGAATTTTGCACTTCAAAAGCCAACCCCTCTAACCTCCACTCTGCATCACTATCAGATTCAATACGAATACCATATAGTTTTCCTGTAGCCCTACATGAAATTTTAGACTGAGAGTCTGGGTTAAATTGTATTGGGCCTTCCCAACTTACCGCTTCTTCAGTAGACATTTGTGTTCCAATATAAACATCAACTGTTTCATTTTTGTCTATTGTTACTTTAGGCCAAACTGCTTTTATATGTTTAACGCTTGATTGGTCTGGAGCATTTTGTTCATCCATAGTGTAACCTGTGCGTTCAATATAAGAGTGCATATTAACTCCATCAGCCTTGAATCCAACTCTATCTCTGTATACTTTTGTATTAGTTGGAGAAGCAAACACCAGAACATTTTCTACAGTGTTCCAGTTAGATGCCCATCGCCCATCTACGGTAGTCCATGTTGGAGTTGCCGTTGCCCAAGTTGATAAAGCAGTTTCATCTTTAATTGTGCCGTAAGCAATGTAACCAAGATCAGGCAAATCTCTAAGGGAAAAAGTATTTTCATTCCAATTCCAAACTAATGCTTTGTCTACTTGACCTGTAATATTGTCAGCAGAAGGAAAGCAAGCAAGGACTTCAGACCTGTTGTAGTCAGTAACACAAAATGATTTCTTATACTGATCGCCATCAATGTAAGAAAATAAGTAGTCTCGCATCTTGTGGGGCAAAATACTTTTAATACGTTGCCCATCATTAATATACATATCTCCATTACCAAATATAAAATGACCACCATCAAATTCAGTAACACAGTTCTTTGCAAGAATACCAACATTGGGGGATATCTGCCTAAAAGCAAATATAAAAGGAGTCCCTACATATGTCATTGCATATATAGAATCTTCTTTGTAAATCATAAAAGTGTCTTGCAACGGAAGACCATCAAGAATAGCGCCCTTAGTATCCTCTAAAGAATACTCACCCGCATCTACTGTGGCATCGTTTTCATCCCAAGATGAAGGTACTCCGTTTACTGGAGCCTCAGTAGACCATTTAACAACTCTAGAGTTAGGTGTTCCTGATCTTGTAATATTTAAACTAACTAAAAAAGACCTAAACGATCTAAGTGATTTACACAATATACCTGATTGCCAGTTAGTTAAATCGCCTAGTTTATTAGATACTGATGGCACGCCACTGGATAAAGTCCACTCTTGAGGTGGATCAAAGTTATTTGTTAAAACAAGAACTCCGCCAATAACTGTTGACAACCAGTTTTCAGAAGCGGTTGCAGAGTAGTCATTATCAGATGTAGTAGCGTCTAATGGAGATACATTAATTCCATCAGCGTGAGCATAAGATGTAGTACCTGTTAAAGTAATTACTCCTGTGCTTGTGTCCCTTGCTGAATAAGTTAACACTTCATATGTCGAACCAGACCCAATCTTTAAGGTTCCAGTTGCTGACAAAGATGTAAGTACAGAACCTGTGTCTACTGTAATAGATGATGCTCCTGCTAATATAGCACCATTTACAGTTAAAACATTTTGTCTTGTAATGTTAGTCCAAGAAGTTCCATTGTGTACATATATCTTGTTAAGACCTGCAACAACCCAATACTCAGCAGTACCTGCTTTTATTTGAGTAATATAATAAGGCGCAATAGGGCAAGTTTCAATAACGGATGAATACCCCGGAGACTTCATTACAGCCCCATGTTCTAGTCTGACGTTATTGCCATCAGACCACGCATTAGCAGGTAATTGAAAAGGAGATATATCCTTTACAATTCCTAGTTGCCCAGATGTATCTACTGGTATTAATGCCATTATGGTTTAGGATATTTAGTCTTAACTGCCTGTCGCAATCCTTCCAACGCAGTGACAGATGCCATGCGTTCTTCGACTACGCCTTCCCATAGAGCAACGATTAGTTCGTCGATGGATGGGTATTCAGTCTGTCGATCACGTTGGTATTGTGTCTTTGCTTCTTCGGCAAGATGTGCATCCCATTCTGCTTCTCTTGCTTCAACTTCGGACAACTCCGCACTAGTCAACTTAACGGCTAAACCGTTAACTATTTTGTTTCTCATACGTCTACAACTCCATAAATTTTATAACGTAATCCCGATTTAATATCGCCACTGGTCGAATGTATTCTCAAGGCATTGATAGCATTGTTTCGAACATATCGACCAAGAGCGTTTACGTCATACATCAGACCATTCGCATAAGCAACAAACGTCCCGAAAGTTTTCCACCAAACAGAACTTGCCCCCTCGCAGTTAATATTATGAAGTTCGAGGGCAAGCGTAACGGGATAAGTTGCATTACTTTGAACTGTAATATCCTCCCTCATTAAAGCAGCATGAGTAGTTGTAGAACCGCCAATCATTACATTCCAATAATTTGAAGTTGTTATGAAAGAACTACCGCTATCTTCAGAAAACTCCATAATGATGTACGTATTGGTAGTCGCAACATTTAGATTTTCAAACTCAAGTTTGTAACCGTTGTAACTGGTAGGGCTTGGAAAAACAATATCAATATTTGCTGAATCTGACGAAGTTACAGTTTCTGAAATTGGTATTAAACCGCCCAGACCACTAGCAGTGCCGTTGTTTGTAATGGTTCCACCACTGTCAATTGTCAGCGTTCCACCACTAGGAATCGTTAGCCCACTGTCTTTAATTGTGACCCCATCGACTGCAACGCCATTTGCCGCAGTGCGTTCGGAGATCGTGTCAACTTTAACTTCACTCATTTCGGATATTCCTCCTTTACGGCTTCGACAGCATCAAGCCAAGTGCGTGAGCCTTCCGTTTGATCGTGAAACATCATGTCCATTTGTGTTTGCCAAGACGGATATGCTTCGGCTCTTGCTCGTGCGTATGCCTGAGAATCGTATTCGGCTTGCCACTCAGCGTTCGCTGTTTCGATTTCTGCTTCAGTTGGTTGTGGCGATGCACTGTTCCATTCTTTGATAAACACGCCGTCACCATCGTCTTGCAGAACGAAATCAGCGTTCGGCGTGAAGCCTAGTTTTTCTAATCCTTTTGAAGTAATCATGACAGCCTCGCAATGCTTAATCTGTTTTGAGTTGCAGTTGATCCACTGTGTGATGTCGCTTGCAGACTCAAAGTACCGTTACCGCCATTCTGGGTGTACACCTCCACATAGTCCGATGATCCATTCATATCAATAATTGCAGATGCAGTGATGTGAGTGTCGTAGCCGTTTTCCTCCATCCAATCTGCCGCATAAACTTCTGCACCATTTTTGTAAAAATAAATCGTGACGTAATTTGATGAAGTTGCATAGTTGTGACCTAGTTCGGCAATAAACAAATAATTTCCAGACTCGTCTGGTTGAAAACGGTGATTCGTCGAAACGTCAAACCAACTATTTGGATTTAAAACTGCTGTATCAAATTGAACTTTTGTGATTACGTTTTTTGTTAGCGACTGGTCAGTATTTCTTCTAACAATCGTGCCAGTATTTGAAACTCCAAACCCAGTTGCGGTTGCGCCTGTTGCGTCAATCGTCGCGCCCGATGCAATGTCGAGTGTCGTGCCTGATGGGATCGTAAACGTATCCCCCGAATCTCCTAATGTAAAAGCCGTACCTGTGGCGGGGCTTATCTTGTTTGCTTTGATTTCACTAGCCATTAAAGACCTCCTG